TTATCACTGGCACACCCAAGACCCTTCTTGAGAAGTTCACCTTTGTGTCGAAAGCATCTGATGCTAAGACTCCCCAAGGTGCTAACAACTACTATGTTGAAGTGATCAAGAATGAGTCTTCTTATGTGTTCTTTGGTGAGCATCCTGGCACACTAACTGGTGACTCTTCAACCCATGTTCAGTACAGAACTAACGGCAATACCGCAGTTGCTTCTGGTCTCTGGGGTACTCCCGCACTGAACAAGAACTTTAATATTCTCCAGAACTATTCTGGTTACAGACTGGACACCACTGCTGGTGCTCAGATTGCTGATCAGGCAACTGGTGCATGGTACTCTGGTTCCTATGCATATGATTTCTCTGGTGGTGACAGTGGTTTCGATGCAAACGTTGCTAACATCAACTCAGCACTAGATATGTTTGCTGATGTTGAAACTGAAAGAATCGACTACCTCCTCTGTGGTAAGACTGGTAACAACTTGTCCGACTCACTGGCAAAAGCAAACAAAATTATTGCTGTTGCTGATCTGAGAAAGGATTGCGTTGCATTTATTTCTCCCCAGAGATCAGACGTGGTTGGTGTTATCTCCAATCCCACATCTAGAACTCAGACAAATAATATTGTCAAGTTCTTTGATCGTCTGAGTGGTTCTTCTTACGCAGTGTTTGATTCTGGTTATAAGTATCTCTACGATAAGTATAATGATGTTTATCGTTACGTTCCTTGTAACGGTGACATTGCTGGTACTTGTGTTGAGACGGCAATCACCAATGATCCTTGGTTCTCCCCCGCAGGTTTCACCCGTGGTCAGATCCGTAACGTGATCAAGTTGGCTTATAATCCTAAGAAAGCATTCAGAGACGAACTGTATTCGTCAAGAGTGAACCCTGTCGTCACATTTGCTGGTGAGGGCACAGTCCTCTTCGGTGATAAGACTGCACTTGCTACACCTTCTGCATTCGATAGAATTAACGTTCGTCGTCTGTTCCTGACTCTGGAAAGAATCATCGGTGAAGCAGGTCGTGGTCAACTCTTCGAGCAAAACGACGCAGTTTCAAGAAGCATCTTCCGCAATATCGTTGAACCTTATCTCCGTGATGTTCAGGGTCGTCGTGGTATCACTGACTTCCTGGTTGTTTGTGACGAAAGCAACAACCCTGCAGATGCTATTGATCGTGGTGAGTTCTACGCAGAGATCTTCGTGAAGCCCACCAGAACGATTAACTTCATTACTCTATCCTTCGTGGCAACACGTACAGGTATTGAGTTTAGTGAAATCGCAAACTGATCTCATAAGTAGTATTAACCAGGAGGATACACAGAACAATGACACTCAACCTAACTAACTTCAAAGCGCAACTGGTAGGGGGAGGAGCAAGACCTAATCTATTCAAGGTTGACCTCAACTTCCCCTCTGGGGTTGGCATTGGTAACGCAACAGCAGTTGTGAACCAAGGTCAATTTATGGTCAAGGCAGCAAACCTGCCTGCATCACAGCTCGGTGTGATCGAAGTTCCTTTCCGTGGTAGAGTGCTCAAGGTTCCGGGAGACCGCACCTTTGAGCCCTGGACCATCACGGTTCTGAACGACACCGACTTCATGATTCGTGAAGCCATGGAAGCATGGGTTCGTGCTATCAATAGAGAGCAGCAGAATACAGGTTTGCAGAATCCTGCAGATTATCAAGCAGACATGGTTGTGACTCAACTAGATCGTGAGGGTGCTGAGATTGCAGCATACCGTTTCTACGGTACATTCCCCACGAACGTTTCGGCTATTGACCTTGCATTCGACTCCAACGATACCGTTGAAGAATTCACCGTTGAACTTCAAGTCCAGTGGTGGGAAAATGAAAGCAAGGCTGCGAAGAAGTCTTCAAACAGGGTTCGTTGAACTAGACTAAATAGACCGTAAGCAAACTAGAGTAACATAATGGCACAAGAGAACAATCATTCTCTGTTTGGATTTTCACTCGATAGGCGTAAGGATGCTGCCCCTAAAAAGGCAGTATCCTTTGTGCCTAAAGATTCACAGGATGCTTCTGCCCCCATCGTTGCAGGTGGATATTTCGGACAGTACGTTGACCTAGATGGTCACGTTAAAAATGAATGGGAACTTATCATGCGTTATCGTGATATGTCCATTCACCCCGAATGTGATGCTGCAATTGATGACATCGTAAATGAAACTATTGCAGGGGAACTTGACGACTCACCAGTGGAGATCGAACTATCAAACCTTCCTAAAGTTAGTCAATCACTAAAGACTAAGATCAGGGAGGAGTTTCACTATGTC